GTTAGATAATCCAAGAATGTGGACTGGTAAAGATGGTATAGATGGAAAAACTGCTTTTAAATCTTCAACAAATTTACAAGAAGATTTGTTTGTTGCAGGAATGGTAGACGATTACGGTGATGCAAAGAAGTCAGGAGCAATACAAAATGGAGACCCTGTTAGTACAATAACAGGTATGCTTATGGTTGCTAAAACTGCCTCAGCAAAAGTTGCTAGTCAGTTTCGAGAAGGGCTGGATATAGATGTCTCAAAACTTGTAGGCAGGACAAATTTGAATACTATTGAATCTGCATTGCCACAACTAAAAAACTTTTTTAACAAAGGTGTTGCTTCAGCAAAACAAGTAGAAAAGACGGCAAAACTTGCTGCTCTTGCAGCCGAACAAAATAAGGCTAGTATTTACAGAAACATTAGTGGTAATGGTGAGTCAGTTAGTGGACCAGGAACTACAGGCGGCGGCGTAGGCGGTAATGTATTCGGCGGCGGCGGCTTTGGATCTAGCGAATCCGGCCAACAAGGCGATTCAGGCGGTGGAGGCGGCGGATCAGATGCAGACACTGGTGATTCGGGTGATTACGGAGGTCAATTTTGATAAAAGACATAGGAGAAAAAGATGGCAATGTATAGAGGGTTTAGCACACTACAAGGAAACTTTAATACTACAAAAATAACAGATTCTGATTTACTAAAAAGAGACTTATTAAACAGTTTTGCAATTCGTAAAGGTGAGAAGGTTGGTCGTCCAGATTTTGGAAGCAATATATTAGATTTAATTATGGAGCCATTAACTGCTGAAGTAAAGAACTTGTTACTCGAAGAAGTTACTAGTACTATTGCACAAGATCCTAGGATAAGTTTACAACATTTAGTTATAGACGAATATGAGAACGGACTACAAGCACAAATAGAATTACTTTATGTACAAAGTAACCAATCTGAGAAACTTGTAGTAAATTTTGACAGACAAGACGGAACGATCAATTAATATAATGTTAGCAGTTTATAAGTCAAATAAATACACTGTAAGGAATTAAAGATGTCACACACAACTAGATCAAGCAATTTATTCGCAGCACAAGATTGGACTAAAGTCTATCAGTCGTTTAAGGAAATTGACTTTCAAAGTTATGATTTCCAAACTATTCGTAAGTCTATGGTCGACTATCTTCGTAACTTCTATCCAGAGGATTTTAACGACTATATCGAAAGCAGTGAATATATTGCACTAATAGATCTTATTGCTTATATTGCACAGAGTGTAAATTTCAGAACAGATTTAAATGCTAGAGAGAATTTTTTAGAAACTGCAGAACGTAGAGATAGTATACTACGTCTTGCCAAGATGTTAAATTACTTTCCTAAGAGAAGTCAGATTTCACGAGGATTGTTAAAAGTTGACAGTGTTAGTACAACAGAAATTTTATCAGATAGCAACGGCAATAGTCTTGATAACCTAGAGGTATTCTGGGGAGATGAAACAAACCCAGACTTCCTAGAACAATTTACAACAATTATGAATGCCGCAATGGTTAAAACTCAGAGATATGGTAATCCTGCACTGAGTAGTACAGTTGGCGGAATAGCAACACAAGAATACAATTTAAGTATTGTTCCAAATACTGTTCCGGTATTTGATTTTAGAAGTACAGTCAGCACACAAGAGTTTCCTTTTGAACTTGTTAACGGAACCTACAGTGGCACAGACTATCTATATGAAGTTTCACCAAAACCAAACAGTACTATAAATGCAATTTATAGGAATGATAGCAAAGGTTTTAATAGTGTTAATACCGGTTTTTTCTTTTATTTTAAACAAGGAAGATTGCAAACATTAGATTTTAATGTAAATGAAGCATTGCCTAATAGAGTAGTTGAAGTTGATGTTACTGGTATAGATAACAATGATGTTTGGCTATACGAATTAGATTCAAACGGAGCAGAAACAACATTATGGACAAAAGTACCAGCGATTAGTGGAAATAATGTTATATTTAATAGTTTAAATCAAAACACTAAAACACTTTACAGTGTACAAAGTAGAAGTGCTGATAGAGTTAGTTTAGTTTTTGGAGATGGTGTATTCTCAAATATACCAACAGGAAACTTTAGAATTTATTTTAGAGTTGGTAACGGATTTACATATAAGATTTCACCACAAGATATGAGTGATGTTTCTATTACTGTTCCTTATGTAAGTCATAGTAGTCAAGTTGAAACACTAACAGTTAATATGAGTTTAAAACAGACTATTGCAAATTCTAGTGCTAGAGAAAACTTAAATGATGTTAAGCAAAGAGCTCAACAACAATATTATACACAGAATCGTATGGTTACTGCTGAAGATTATCAGATTTTTCCGTTTACAAGTTTTAATAATATTATTAAGAGTAAAGCAGTTAATAGAACTTCAAGTGGTATTAGTAGGTACTTAGATGTCAGAGATACCACAGGAAAATATAGTTCAACTAATATTGTAGCAGAAGACGGAATCTTTTATAAAGATAGTACAATACCTACATTTAACTTTACGTTTGTTACTGATAGTGATATTAGTAATACGTTATCTAGAAACGTGGAAACTGTAATGCAAGCAAATCCACTGTATCATTTTTTCTTAGACAACTACTTAAGAATTGACGAGACTGGTTTAGGAATTACCTGGAGCCAAACTTCGATAGGCACTGGTGTATGTACTGGATTTATGACAAATATCGATAGTAGTCCTCAAAAAGTTAGTTTTTATACAAGCAACAATCTTAAATACTTTAAAGAAGGTTCTCTTGCTAAATTTACTGCACCAACAGGATTTGTATTTGATGTTAATAATACTCTTATTGCAACAGGTACTAGTAATTTAAATACTAAAACTTATATATGGGCAAGTTGTAGTAACTTAATAGAAGACGGGACTAATCAAGGAGCAGGTGACTTAGATAGTGGATTAGGTCCAGTAACACTCAGTGAGGTTATTCCTAGTAATGCAATACTTGATAGCGTAGTTTATCCATGGAATACATCATTTACAACTACAGTAAGGCAACAGATTATTGCTAACGTCGGTGATTATAAAACCTTTGGTTTAAGATACGACATTGACACTCAAGCATGGGCGATTATTAACGGAACTAACTTAGACCAAAGTACAACGTTTAGTACACTTTATAGTGGCGACATATCATCAACAAATTTAGATGCTAGTTGGTTGTTCTTGTTTACTAACGACGGAGAAACATATACAGTAACGTATAGAAGTTTAGAGTACATATTTGAAAGTTATTTAGAAACAAGATTTTATTTTGATAAAGATCTTAAAATATTTGATCCTAGAACTGCTAAAACTATTAAAGATAAGATCGTTATGTTAAAAGTTAATAGTATACCGGATGGCAGTACTAGTTTTGGACAAAACTATATTATGAATATTGACAATACAGTTGTTGAAGATGATGGATTTGTTCTCAGTGAAAGAATTAAAGTAACGTTCCCGGATCAAGACAGTGACGGTGTTATTGATGACCCAGATGTTTTTGATGTGGTAGTAGCACCTCTTACAAATAGTAGTACGAAGGTTGTTTTTTATAAAACTTATTTAGATAACAGTGGCTATACTAGATTCGAGCCAGTCCCAAATACTAGTGTGCAAACTTCATTTACAACTTTAACTTTAATCGAAGGAGTTAAGACAACATATGCTGATGGACAGATATTTTATGCAAACACTACAGGGTTATTTTATGTTTTAAGCACTAATAGTAGCAGTGTTAAAACATTAACACAGACTACAGATTATATAACTAAAATTGGAAGAAGTGAGTTATTGTTCCAATATACACACAATGCACCTAATAACAGACGTATTGACCCAAGTCCTAGTAATATTATTGATTTGTATCTGTTAACAACAACATATAATACAGACTATAGAAACTGGGTAACTGACGTTACAGGGACAGTTACAAAACCTGCAAAGCCAGGCACAAATGAATTACGTGATGCTTATGGAAGTTTAGAAACAAGTAAAAGTGTTAGTGATGCCATAATCTTTAACAGTGTTAGTTATAGACCTTTATTTGGAGATAAGGCGGATAGTGAATTGCAAGCAACATTTAAGATTGTTAAGAATTTAAGTACTTTAGTGAGTGATAACGAAATAAAAGCAAGAGTAGTTCAAGAAGTTAATAATTATTTTAGTATAGATAATTGGGATTTTGGAGATACTTTTTATTTTAGTGAACTAAGTGCATATTTACATAATTCACTAGCACCTGATGTGTTAAGTGTTGTAGTAGTACCTAAGGTATCTACAAGTAGTTTTGGAAGTTTGTATCAAATAAGTAGTTCAAGAGACGAAATTTTTATTAGTTCAGCAACAGTAAATGATGTTGAAGTGATTGATGTAATTACTGCAGCACAGTTAGGTGCTTCTGGCGTAGTTGTTAATAGCACAGCTGATATTACGACATTAGAAAGTGTAAGTAGCACAGGTACTGCTAGTGCAGTAACAACTGTATCAAATGCTACTACAGTTAGTTCAAGTGGCGCAAGTAGTTCGAGTAGTGCAAGTAGTTCAAGCAGTTCTAGTAGTTCTAGTAGTTCTAGTAGTTCAAGCAGTTCTAGTAGTTCAAGTTCTGGAGGATATGGTTACTAATGGCAATAAGAAAAACAACCACTTTACTACCTGAGGTTTTTAGAACCAGCAAGAACGAAAAGTTCTTAAATGCTACACTGGATCAACTTATTAGTGAAGAAGATAAAATTAAAGTAAGTGGGTTTATCGGTAGAAAAAATGCTGAAAATTTTAGAAAAGGTGACGGATATATCACAGAATCTAATAGTTTTAGACAAAACTATCAGTTAGAGCCTGGTGTAGTATATCAAGATGCAGGCGGAACCATACAGAGTGTTGGTAGTGTAGGTGACACACTAAACACACTGAGATATAATAATGCAAAGGTTACAAACCAAGACACACTGTTTAGACAAGACTATTATAATTGGTCAAGTTTTGTAGATTTTGATAAACTTATTAATTACGGTGAATATTTTTGGTTGCCAGCAGGACCTGACACAGTGCAAGTATTTGGCGGAACAGTTGATACTACACAAACTTACTCTGTGTTGCGAGAAGAAACCGGTGCAACTAATTACAGATTCGACTCTAGTACTAGTACACCTAATCCTATACTTTATTTTGCTAGAGGTGGCGAATACACCTTTACAGTAGATCAGACTGGAAATCCTTTTTGGATTCAAAGCGAACTTGGAACCACCGGGATTAGTGCAAGTCAAATTAACATTAGCACAAGAGAAATTCCAGGTGTTATAAACAACGGTGAAGATGTAGGAACAATTACATGGAGAGTTCCTAGCAGTGATAGCCAAAGTCGTTTCACTAATATGGCAACAGAGTACAATGTTGATTTAGCAACAGATTTACCTTACAAAGATTTACAGAACCAGTTACTAACTACTTTCTTAGCGACAACCATAACTGGTATAGACGGCTTAACTGAAATAAATGGTAAGACACTAGTATTTGCAAGCACTAGTTTAGATGAAAGAGACTGGAAGCCAAGTAGTATTAGTGCAGGTAATTCGTACAGAACTGTAGATAATGCAGTATTAACTGCTGACAACGAATATAGTAATACAACACTAACTACTACTGAACGATACGGTGTTTTTAGTATTAATGTAAAGTCAGTTGGTGGACAGGATACTATCACACTTGATAGATTATATGATATAACAAAGTACAACAAAGTAAAAGTTAAACAAGGAACTACTTATGGAAGTAGATATTTGTATAAGAATGCAGAAGAACAACTGGAATTAGTACCTTCTATTGTTGCTAGTCAAGAAGAATTTTATTATCAAGATGGTGCAGATGCAGGTAGATTTGGAAAAATTATATTAGTTGAACAAGCAACAACTGCTAGTATAAATGTTACAGAGCAAATAATTGATCAGACTAGTTATACTAGTCCTAATGGTGTAGTGTTTACTAACGGACTAAAAATTGAGTTTGATACAAGTGCTACTCCTGATAGTTATCAAAACAACAGTTATTATGTAGAAGGTGTTGGTACTAGCATTAGTTTAGTGTTAGAAGACGATCTTATCACTCCTGAGACTTATGCAATAACGGCAACAGAGAAATTTGATAGTAAGAACTTTGATGTAGGTGGGTTTGAACAAACGTTAAACAGTCCCACAACACACGATTATATTCTTATTAACAGAGCAAGTGCAGATAATAATCCCTGGAGTAGAGGAAATAGATGGTTTCATAGAAGTGTAATCACTAATACTGCCACATATAATGATTTCACAACAGTAATTGATGATAATGCAAGAGCAAAACGACCTATTATTGAGTTTGAACAAGGACTTAAATTATACAACATGGGAACTACCAGTAAGAATCCTGTGAGTATCGTTGATACTACTGAAACTGATGCGTTTAGTAATGTAAACGGAAAACAAGGTTACTACGCTGACGGTATTAACTTAACTCCAGGACTAACAATCTGTTTTACTGCTGACCCAGACATTAATAAGAACATTTACCGTGTTGACTTTATTGATGTTAATACTACAGGAAATTCCTCTAACAGACGTGCAGATTCTACGTTTACTATTGATATTGAATCAGTTACTGCTGATGATGCACCTTTCGTAAATATCGCTGATATAATTAATTTAGTTCTTATAGACACTGTTGTTGATGGCGATTCGTTGTTAAGTAAGTTAGGAACAATAAATCAAGGTAGCATGTATTATTACACATTATCTACTAATACTTGGGAGTTAAGTCAACAAAAGACTGGAGTTAACCAAGAACCGTTGTTTGATATATACGATCCAGCACATGTTAGTTTTAGTGATGCAACAAAATATTCTAGTACAAACTTTTTAGGAAACAAACTTTTTAGTTACAAGAAAAATACAACTGCTTCTAGTGCAGATAGCATATTAGGATTTGGGTTAACTTATAGAAATATACAAAACGTTGGTGATATTGTTTTTGAAAATAACTTTGTAAACGATACGTTTACATACACTAAAGAAAATACAGGACAGGTAAGTGTTATATTAAGAAGTGGACATGTACATGCATTTAATGTAGATTCTGCTAATAATATTACTAGAAAA